AACCAAGGAAGAGACGGAGAAAGTAGTTGCCGATATTACCAAAAGCGCCTCGTCCAAGGAGGCTGGTGAACAATCAAATGAAAATACTTCAGATGACGATCTCCCGCTAAATCCCCACTTTGCCGATAAGCCCGTTTCCGACAAACCCGAAGGTGATGATTCTGAGAAAGGTGTCTCTAGCTGGAAAGAGATCAAAAGCGAAATGAAAAAGGCCCGCGAGGAGCGGGATCGTTTGAAGGCCGAATTGGAAGCTACCAAAGAGAGGGTGGGAAAATATGAGGGCGAAACAGTCAAGAGCCTTCAGGAAGAGCTAGAGAGCTACAAAACTCGTATGGCAGAGCTTAATCGCGAGCTAAAGGCTGCGAACTTTGAGCGAAGCCCCGAATACGTCGAAACCATCAAAAAGCCTCTCAGCGGCCTTCAGGGTGATTTGAGAGCTATTGCAGAAGCTAATGACGCAGACTTCTCCAAGCTATGGCAGGCCATCAGTGAGCCCGATGCCCGTAAACGCATCGACTCCTTGGAAGATTTGACCAGCGACTTTAAGCGCATGGAGCAGTTGTCCATCGTCAAGATGGCCGATAAATACCATGAACTGGCTCAATACCATGAGAGGTTCCAGAACGAGGCCGAATCCCTCGCGGAAGCCGAAAATGCCCGCAAGGCTCAATCTGAACAGGAGTTTATTGATAATGACCAACGACTCCAGAAGGCGTTCACAGCCAAGACTTGGACGAATCTGGAGGATCGCTACAATTTTCTTCGGGAAATCGATGGACAGGATGAGTGGAATAGCAGCATCCGCAGCGCCAAGAAAAACGCCGCAGAGACCAATCTGGATCGCTTGAGCGTTGAAGACCGAAGCGCCATCCTCGCACGGGCGGCTGTCGTTCCCTTCCTTGAAAGCGCCATCAACCACTATACCTCACAGGTTGAGCGGATGAGCGCCGAAAAAGACGCAAAGATCAAAGAACTCCAGACCCAGCTAGATGGTTTGGTCGGGGCCACTCCATCCCTTGGAAAAGCGACTGAAACCGAATCAGATTCTGGCGATGACGAAGACGCCGATAGTCTGATGAACTTCGGTAAAACGCTTTTGGGGCGGCGATAAATTTTTCCCTCTTGACAATATAGGGAAAATGTAATAACGTCCCACCAAGACTGAAGTCTGAGTTGGTCGCAGACACCTCGCTGGCGGGTTAGCGCCTTCAAAATTTGTAGCCGTAAATCTCTGGTCGCGGCCCAGAACTTAACCGATCTAGGGGGTAAAATCCCGAAATCAAATCTAACCCTATTAAACAAACTAGAAAGAATTAAATATTATGTCAGCACCTGTTGCTACTTCGTGCGAAAGCATTTCTGATCAGTTTCAACGCGAGACTGGACGTATTGCTCTTGGCACTCATCGCTTGGGTCTTTATAAAGATCCTTACCTCCGTTTCGTGACCCAGTCGGCTTTCCCCGACAATATGGGCGCGATTGTCAAAAACACCATCGCCCAGCGCACTGTTGCCGTTGGCAGCGGATGGGAAGATATCGGCGTCACTGGCGTCTCTGGCGAGCTTAACTCCTGCTTGGCTCCCGTCAAGACCGTCAGCTATGCCTTCGACCAGAAGGAATTCAAACTCCGCCATCAGGCCATCGAATCCGATTGGATCTGCTTGGAAGACGTTCGCACTTCGGCTTTCCCGATTGATGATGTCAACAACTACATCAAGATCCTTGCCGACAACGTCAACAAAGAGTGGATCGAGCGTTATGACAATGACTACCTCGCCTTCTCGACGAAAGTCTCTGTGGAACCTGGCCTCTCTGAGTCCACTTCGACCAGCGGCTTCACCAGCGCATTGCCCGCTCCTACGTCCGTTATGACGTTGGGCGTTCTGCGTGAAATCTATGATCGTCTCTATCAGGACAACGCTGGTGATGACGGTGATGCGGTGACCGATGACGGCTCGCCTGTTTTCAACGTGTTCGCTGAACGCGCTACGATTGAGAACCTGATCAAGCTCAACAACGAAGTCCGCGAGGACATCCGTTGGAGTGATCGCGTCAATGATCTGCTTGGTGCCAACGGCTCCTCGCTCCTGCCCCGTAAGTCCTATGGTGGATTCGTGTTCCATAGCCGCCCGTTCCCGAAGCGTTTCAACGACAACGGTTCTGGTGGTTTCACCGAAGTCCTTCCGTATGTTTCGGGCGGTGCGTCCGTCAACGGCAAGAACAAGTACATCATCAATCCCGCCTACAAGGCTGCGAAGTACACCACTACGGTTGTGTTCCACCCGAAGGCGATGGAGTGGCTTGTTCCGAACCCGAACCTCAAAGTCGGCAAACTGGTCTATGATGCTCAGAACTATCGCGGAGACTTCCGCTGGATCAACGAGTACGATAAGAACTGTAACCCCGACAAAAACAGCGGTTACTGGCGCGCCAAGATGGCTTGCGCGGTGAAGCAGATCTTCCCTCAGTGGGGATACTACATCTTGCATCTCCGTTGCAACCTTGCCAGCGATCTGGTTACTTGCCCCACGGGCAGTGGCTACGGTTACCTCGCGTAATTAGTTAGTCTCTATTCATCAAGGCTTGCCTTGGAGTAAAATCTAAGGCAAGCTCTATGAGGAGAGAATAACAATTATGAAACTAACTATACCGACTGATTATACCCTGCCTGAAGATGTTGCTGATGGCGACACCTTTGAAGAGCTTGTGACCTTCCGTGTTGACGGAGATTCGCTGGTTCCTACCATGTTGGCTGGCGTCGAGATTGCGGCTGAAGAGGCCGAAGACGAGGCAGAGGACATGGAAGAGGAAGCTACCGCTGAGATGGAAGCCAACGCTTCCCCGATGCGCGGAATGGGCGAGCGAATCATGGGCATGGCTTAAGCTGTAAGGGTTCCATAGACTATGGCCCTTCCAACTTTAGATGCTACTTTTGCTTCGGCGGCAGATCTACCCCGAAGGTACATGCTTGCCCAATGGCTTGTGGGGGAGTTGGGGTCTGGATCTATTGCTGATTACGTTACTCTCCCAGAACGTTATCTATGGGCCAAAATTGCCGTAGCCGCAGGCGCACCTCAGACGGAAGCAGATTACATTAGCCTTCCCAAGAATTATTCATGGAAGGCGATTTACAACGCTGTTTCGGGATCGAGCGCGGGCACTACGGACTGGAGTGAGAAGCAAGCTTTGGGCCATATTGCCGCCGCCTATCGCGGAGACACGGCCAACCCCGCAAACCTAGCCACCTATATTGACTGGCCTTGGCGCTATCAAGTGGCTTCAATTATTACCAGCATAGCCACACCAACAACTTACAATGCAGTAATTGTTTCTGGTGCTGGAACTTCGTCTACTAATGGAACCTATCAATTTAGTGAAATTGGCGGAGGCGGAAGGGCGCAATATACAAAAAATGGAACAGGCAATTCGGTGGGGTGGGATGGAGTAAATTGGAATATTTATGATGCTGATATTGACGATGACTCCTACCGCTCAAGTTCTGATACCGAATTTCCATGGCAGGCCACTGGATGGACTGCTGTTGGAGGAGCAAATCCAGTCCCAACTTTAACCCCAACCAACGTGTAGCACTATGAGCGTAGAAGATATTCCAAGGCGCAGAGGGTTGGAGCGCGGCGTAAAGCTGACCATGAGCGAGTTGATTGCGGGGGTCGCCCTGATGATTACTTTGTTTTCGGCCCTCAACGGGTGGATTGTCCTCCCAGAACAAATGAGATCTATCCAAGCCAATGATGCTAAACAAGATGCGCGGATCGAGATGATTAATAAAGAAAACCAAGAGAGATCCGAGACTCTAGCCCGCATTGACGAGCGTACTAAAAGAATCGAAGATTACTTGAAATCCAAAGGATTCTGATCTAACTTTTAACTCTATGAAACAACTATTCGCAAAAATCTGGGGGATTACCTCCAATGTCTTTAACTTCTTCCTTCCTGTCCTTAAAGAAGTGGCATCCTCTTCGGTTGCCGCGCTCCTTCCGATTGCCATGGAGATTGTAGAGTCTCTTGCCTACACGGACAAAACTGGGGCGCAAAAGCGTGAAGCCGCAGTCAAAAAACTTGCCCTCACGGCCAAAAAGCAGGGCATTAGCGCCTCTGAATCCTTGATTCGTTTTGCTATTGAATCTGCCGTGCAACGCTATAAATTGGATCTATGAAAGACAAACTTCTCGCGTTTCTAGTCTCCAAGATGGGCGGTATTATCACGCCTCTCATTGCCATGGCTGTGGCTACCATTGTTTCTCGTCTCGCCATGGTTGATCCCAAGTTGGCGGAGTCTGTTGATCAGGTCAGTCTTACTGGCTTCATTGTGGCTCTCCTTATCTCTATCGTTAACTACGTTACCAACGAAGTGAACGTCAAAGGTATCAAGAAGATCCAAGCCTTGGTCAATACGGATGAGGATGGAGTGGCTGGGCCAATCACCTACACTGAAGTTCGTAGGGCTATCGCCATCAAGAAGCCCGTTCGCCGCAAGAAGAAATGAGGCTATCCCATGAAACTCTCAAAGCAATACTCGTCAAAGTCCCGCCCGAAGAAGATCGCAGAAGTTTCCTTGTCCGTTTACTCAGTTCCATCCGATTCACTTCCAAAATCAAGTGGCGCAATGATGGAAAAGCTTCCGTCTCCATCGGAGTCCGAGGTGGAGCGGATCTATAGGAATTGGGATATCGGCCAGAGGCAGTGCAAATGGTAAAGAAACTTGCAGACATTGCGCTTTCGCAGGTCGGAGTTAAAGAAGTTGGTGGGAACAATCGCGGCAAGAAAGTCCGCGAGTATCAAGCTGCAACTAACTTAGCACCAGCAGCTTGGCCATGGTGCGCTGCGTTTGTCGATTGGTGTGTGGCTCAGTGGCTCAATGACAAGGAAGTTGTGTCTTGGCTTGGCCTGAAGACCATGACCCCCAGCAAGTGGCGTCCAAGGACTGCCGCCGCTTTTGGACTGATTGAATGGGCCAAGAAGCGCCCAAACACCACCCAAGTCATCTACAATACCAAAACTCCAAAGGTTGGGGACATTGCGGTCTTTGACTTCTCTCATACGGGAATTGTGGTGGCTACAAGCAAAACAATGTTTGACTGTGTTGAGGGTAATACAAACCAGCGCGGAACCAGAGACAGTGATTCGGGTGACGGCGTTTGGCTCAAAAGCAGAAACCATTCTTTGGCAAGGTGTTACATCAGAATCAATCAGTCAAAAGTTAAATGAAAGAGCAGTCCAGCCCCCGAAAGAAAAAGACCTACCGCAAGCCAGAATTCAGAGAGTGTCCTTATTGCGGCTCAAAAAATATTGAACAAACCGTGATCAAGCATGTCGGAGTAATCAAGACATGCAAGAACTGCCGCGAACAAATCGACTAAACTCATGGCTTCCCATGACAAAAGACTGCAAGAAGTCTTGGACAAATTGGCCAAGGATCTTGTTGAATACTTTGATTCGGGCTTTGTCGTTGCCACTTTTCAAGACGGCCACGAAACCAAAAACGCTTTCCTCAAATTCGGCAATGATTACGCCATCGAAGGCATTGTATCCAATATCCATGACATCCTTTACGGGCAAGAAGAGGACGAAGGGGATGACGATCTAGATGACGGGGATCTGAAGAAGATCATCAAAGACTCTTAATACAATGGCCAATGGAACCCTATCTTTCTCCCTTCCAGAAGAGCGACAAGAGTTTGAAGATGCTTGCAAAGCAGGGGATTTTCGCGCTGTTCTTGACAATTTTGATAATGAGTTACGCTCTCATCTTCGCCATAATTCTCATCCCGATTGGGATAGTGCAACTGTTGAAAAAGTCAGGAAAACTCTTTACGATCTAATTGCCGACTACGGCATCCAAATCCACTAACCACAACACAACACATGACTACAGTATACATCTGTGGCCCTATGCGCGGTCACAAGAACCTCAACCATCCTGCCTTTTTTGAAGCTGAAGAAGCTCTGATGAAGGCGGGACACAAAGTGATTAATCCAGCAAGGATGGATCAAGTTCTTGGGCTAGACCCTCATAACTCCCAGATGGACAGCAGGTTCATTGAAGAAGCTGCCCGAAGGGATATTGATGCGGTCTTTGAATGCGACGAGTTGGTTCTTCTTCCCAAGTGGGAGAAGTCCAAGGGAGCCAGAGCGGAAGTCGCCGTAGCCCAATGGCTGGAAAAACCCTTGCGCCTCTACCCATCTATGGTTAGATTGGACAAAGAAGATGTGTGCGATATTGCCAAGCGTCTTACTTCCTATGATCGCCAAACCGACTACGGAAGCCCCATTGAAGACTTTACCAAACAGGCCAAGATGTGGGGAGCCATCCTTGGAACCAATGTGACCCCGCAACAAATCGCCATGTGCATGATTGCGGTCAAACTTTCTAGACTCACCAACTCCCCCCGCCATCGTGACAGTGTGGCCGATATCTGCGGCTATGCGCGGTGTTTAGATCTCTGCAACCAAGCAACCTCTCTATGAGCAAAAAAATAGCAGTCCTATCGGACTTCCACTGCGGCCACAAAGTAGGGTTAACCCCGAAAGGCTATCTCCCAGAAGAACCAGCCGAAGAGCGGTCACGCTGGGTTAATGCCAACAAAGCCTACTACAACTGGTATAGCCAGAACATCCGCAAAAACGGCCCTTACGATATCATCTTTATCAACGGGGATCTTGTGGACGGCACAGGCAAAAAGTCGGGAGGAACGGAACAGATCACTACCGACATGGAAGAGCAGTGTGATATGGCGGTTAAGATCATCCGCGAAATCCCGAAATCCAAAAACTGCAAGATTGTTATCACTAGGGGAACTCCCTACCATACGGGAGACTCAGAAGACTGGGAGAACATCATTGCAGAGCGCGTAGACGCCACAATCGGAGAACATGAGTGGGTGGACGTAGAAGGGGTTGTATTTGACCTTAAACACCATCCAGCGGGCTCCAGCGGCATTCCCCATGGTCGGCATAGCGGAGTGGCCAGAGATCGCCTCTGGAACCTCATATGGTCTGAGAAGGAGCTACAGCCAAAGGGAGATGTCTTTATCCGTTCCCACGTTCATTATCACAATTTCGCAGGAGGCCCAGATTGGCTGGCTATCACTACCCCAGCCCTTCAGGGTTTTGGTTCACGTTTCGGGGCCAGACGATGCACGGGTATCGTGGACTTCGGATTCTTGATCTTTACAGTAAACAAAGGAACATACACATGGCAACCCATTATAGCAAAACTAGAGGAGCAAAAAGCTCCAATGATAAAATTGTAGTCCCATCTTGGGATAGCATGTGGGAGTCGTTTGACAACCACAATCAGAAGACTACCGTCGAGGCAATGAACGCCGAAGGATGGAGGACAATTGATCAGGTTATACAAAAGACTGGCCTATCAAGCCCGCGAATCTACAACATGGTTCGCGAGGGTAAATTTGAGACCGTTAAGAAGAAGGTTTTTTACGGAGGAAAAACCAGAGATATTAAGTTTGTCAGGCCAAAGATTCAATCGTAGTCCCAATATGTTTCTGGAAAAATTTCTACCCTGTATTTCACGGTTGATGGAGAGGGATAATTTATTTCACAAAAAAACCTTAAATATTCTCCATCAACAATACCAATATTTGTAATTGGAAATAAATTGTTGAACCAAGAAAAATTTAACACTGGATAATAAAAATCTTCATAAAATTTTACAACTCTTGAATTGAAAAACAAATTTATTCGACAACCGATTGTTTCTTCTGTTCCAGAATATGGTGGAACAGCAAGGTTATATTTCCATCCTCCCAGACTACAAACCAAATCTTTTTCAGATTCTGCACCATTGCTTTCTTCTTCAATGATTTCACCAGAAACAGGTGATGAGGTTTCGCTATTTCCAAAATAAATTTCCCATGTTTTTACTTTCCAGTATGTCGCCATGGCGTCTTCAAGCCCTAATCCGACTGTATAAGAAGAAAATTCGCTATTCGGCCACAAATCGCTTCCATCAGAATTTTCTATACATGATGGGAAAAAATTTATTTGCCTAACTTGTGCCATAAAAAACAATTTTATTCCTCTACTGGAATGGCTGGTATTTTGTAGGTTTTAGGCTCTCCATTTTCACACACATCAAATTCTATCGCTTCGACAACTTGCCAAGAATCGTCTTTGAAATATAAAAATTTGTTATCACCAGTTGGCGCTTCTAATACAATCCAAGCTCCATTTTCTCCAGCATTTGGATCCCATTGAAGGAGGTCTCCAAATGAATTACCTTCTGGCAAAATGGCTTGATCCCAATATGCATCAGATCCATTGTGCTTTAGATATTGTGGCTCTTCTGGGCTTGCGTTTGGCGAGTTGAGAACAACCCAAGCCCCATCATTGCCAGCGGATGGATCCCATTTAAGCAGATCTCCCATTTCTGTTCCATCTGGAACCACGGTGTCCCAAGAAAGGTTTTGACCTTCATGTTTGAGATATGAGGCGTCCTGTGTTGATGGAGGGTTTAGTCTCACCCAAGCCCCATTAGGGACAGCGGATGGATTCCATCTAAGCAACTGATTTAGTACCGTTCCATTAGGTATTGTTTGTTGCCATTCTAAAAATTGGGATGGATTTTTTCCAGAAACAGCACCCTGTTTTGCGAATAATGCATAGTTGTCATTAGGGCCGACATTCGGCGTTTGCGGAATAGTAAAAGGAACCCAAGACGTAAACGCAGGAGGTGTAGACGGAGGGGTGTCTCTTAACATGGTTGGTGGTTTTTTTTATTAAACGTAATTGCTTGTTATTTCAACCAACAAAACTTCAACCCGAACATAACTAAACCTGTATGGAGATGCGTTTATCTGATACAGAAACAATCCAGTTGGAAATTGCTCGTATTCTGTTGCTGGAATCACACTTGGGCTAACTTGAAAAGTTCCAATCTCATTTCCAGAAGGCGTAACTATTGGAAGTTCTGGATGAAGTGTTGCTGGAACTGTGGATATTTTTGTCGCAACAGATCCCCCAGAAGAAGTTGAAGTTGAGCCAGAATCAAAAGAAACGGACTCTGAATCTTCTTGATAAAAGCTAGTTGAAACAATCGCCACTTGATAAGACTGAGGTCTCACATTTGGCCAAAACGTAATAGAGTTATTGTCTTTTTCTGTTCTTATTTTATTTAAAACGTCTTGAGGAGAGGCCGATCCTTTTGGCAAAAAGAATATCGCTCTTATTGTTGGGATGTTTCCACTGAATCCTTGTTCTATCTCGTAAGAAAGATCTCCGCTTGCAGATCCTCTATTTGATTTTGAGAAAGAATATGTATTACCAAACCCAGCACCGCTTGCAGAACCGCCAGATGTATCTGATGTAAAAGTAATGGTTTTCAATTTGTCTGGAAGACTAATGCTGATCATGTCAGGGATCTCCCAGTAATATTCGTCTAGTGACTGCTGGATATCCTCAATATCGTATCTTATGACCTGACTATGCGCTACATCTCTCGGATTAACTCTTTTTCTGTTTCCAGTAACAAGACTTGTGGTTTGCGGGCTTGCAAAAAGCTGTTTAAATGGAATGACAAGATCCAATGATTCGTCATATTCTTGTCCAACGAGAATGGGCATTGACGGAACGGTTATAGGATTCCCGCTTTCATCAAATTCTCCCAATGCTGTATTTTGAACAGGAAGCTTAACCTTTCTGCGAATTTTTGTACCATCACCAACATCCTCAATTTCATCGCTAAGTGTTCCAAATTCTGGATTTTGAGGATCTGTTCCAGCAAACGGATATGTTTCTTCAACTGTCGCAAATCCACCGCCCATTTCTTGGGTATACTGAAGACTGTTTATTGTTCCCCCCTCGGCAAGAATTCTGCTTGTGGTTCTTGTTTGTTTTACAAATTCAGTAACTTGTTGCTCGCTTTTTGAAAGCTCTGTTATGGAGGATGTTGTTACCAGTTGTGGGGTTTGAATTGTTCCAGCAATGGTTTGCTCTTGAGATCTAACAGGAATCTTAACTCTGAATTTTTGGGGAACAGGATCTGGTCTTTCTACGGACTTTGATTCGCCAGAAAAAACGGAAGGGGTGTCAACAATGCGCTCAACGACAGACTCGGCGTCTTCGCGGGATACCTCTATGGTTCTTGTGGCTGTTGGATTTGGCGGAATATATCCGACAGCCCCCTTTCTCTGGGTGGTAACAGTGATTAATTGCCCCTCGTTATTTGTTGATTTCCCAATAAGTTGTGGCCCATCAACCTTATAGGTCTGAACAATCTTAACCGAAAGAAATTCATTATAGGGTTCGTAGGAAGTCTGGGTAATAACTCCATTGATGTTTTCTAGTGTTCCTTCTTCCTCGCCTGTTGGGACAAAGAGTTGACGGCGTTCTTGAACTGCTCCGCGAGAAGCATCGTAAAAATCCCGATCCCGAATAGGGAAAAGCGAATTGCCGTCTTCGTCTGTTTTAATCGACCAAGTTTCTTCAATCTCATTTGAAACGATGGCCGAACCATCACGCCCCTCGTAGGATACCTTCTTGTCAGCGGCTAGATCGGCTTGTTGTCCTTCGTTTTTTACGGCCCTACGCCTACCCTGAACTGGGCCAAGATCATCATCATAGCGGGTAAACGGAACCCAAGGGGCAGGCAGTATTTCGTAAACGTGGGTAACAATCTGATCGCCAGCAGATGGTTGAGCGCCAGTAAAGACATGGTTGGGATAACGCTTGGAATCTGGGTGCGGGCTTAGATCCTCTGGCACCTTATAGCCAGCGGTTCTTGGATCACGCTTGATCCCGATTACAGGGTAGTCGCGATCATTTGACGCATAAGAAACAACATATGATCTATCGATAGGAGGATAATCGGCCATGGAATCCCGAAAACTTACTCTAAAAAGAAGATGGCGGCAAGATGATTTTCCGCTTGCATAGATTTACAAAGGTGATAAGTTACGAACTTGGAAGGCATTCGTCTTCCTGTTTTCATGTGTGGGGCGGGGTCGGGCTAAAAACTCGGCCCCGCTTTTTTTGAACGCTTGACAAGTTGGACTGTCGGATATAACGAACATCTACCTATATGGCATATCAATCAAACCAACCCAAAGCACCAGTTCTCTCACATTTCACCTTGGCCAAAAATGGGCCGAAGCTTGTATCCGTCAAATCTCCCCCCAAATGGGTGAAGAACAACTCATTGTGCGTTATCGAATTAATCGTTG